CCGGGCTTCCGCTTCGCGGTCCTGTGCGGCCTGGTTGGCTTCCACCAGCATTGCCGCCTCGGCGTTCCCCTGCGCGGCTGCCCGATTAAGATCTGCCAGCGTGTCCCGCTCCCGCTTGATCTGGAGCGCCCTGTGCGGATCGATGGTGCCGTATTTCTCCTTGAGCTGATCGTTGAAATATTGCTCTGCCCGCTGGCTCGCCGTTCCAACACCCACCAGATCGTCCTCGGTATCGGTCAGGAGCGATGCGTTAATTCCCGCCCGCATATCGGCCGGAATGGTGATGCCCAACTCGGGCGCGAGAGCGAGGTTAGCCTGGATGCGGTCAAGCTCCGTGAATGCGTCGGATCGGGTGCTTTGCTCTGCATCGGGAGAGAAAAGCCCCTTCTTGCCAAATGCCGCCATCAGGGCGGGGAGGATTAATGGGATAGCTAATCCTGCTGCCGGACGGGCGGTAAAAAATCTGGTGAGCGATCCTGCTGCCGGGGCGGGTGCCGCAGTCGCCGCCTTCGTCGCAGTCACCGCAGGTGCCGTCGCAGTCGTAGTCGCCGCAGGTGCCACCGCAGGTGCCACCGCAGGTGCCACCGCCTTCGCCACCGCAGGTGCCACCGCCTTCGCCACCGCCTTCGCCGCCAGGGACGCCACAGCCCCTGCCGCAGTCGCCCCCACCGCAGCACCAGGACCGCCACCTGAATCACCCGATTCATAACCAAGATCAGCTAATTCGGCGAGATACACCTCCGTCCCAAGCTCCGGGCCCAGGGTCTCGATGGTTGCCTTGGGTACGCCCAGTTCCAGCGCATCCATCACCGCCGCTTGATATTCACTTTTAAACACTTCTCCTGGCATGGCAGTATCACCAGTTGGCACCGCCTCTGGTCCGTATAGCGCCGTGCCGAAGCCTTGGGGATCGGTGGCAAGTGTAGAGTCGGGATGATAACCAAACTGGGCACCCTGGGGTATGGCACCATCCAGCGCCGTGCCGAAGCGTTGGGGATCGGTGGGATTACCGGGTAACATGGCGGAACCGCTCCAATAGGGACCGGCTTGGCCCGCATCTATGAGATCAACATCCGAAGGCACCAGAGTCGATGATAATATGTCGTCCGCGCCCTCGGCACCAAACGCCTTCGCCAGAAAGCCCGCCACCGACGTTCCTAGTGCCGCCGCCCCGGTCGCGATAGTGGAAGCGAGCTTCTTCCCCGATGCAGGGTTCTGGAGGAGTCCTATCACCGCCGCCGATCCGAGCGACGTTAGTGCCTGAAGGTTACCGCTCTTGACCTGCGCGTCTATCTGATCCGCCGCGAGGGAGGCGTTGTTCGCCGCCATGTTCCGCTGCGTCTGAAGCTGCTCCGGGCCAAGGGTGTCGATGGCCGTAGGTGCGAAGAATGAGGATGTCCCCGGTATTCCCTTCGTGGGATCGAGGCCGAGCAGGCCGCTCGATACGTTGGCGAGCCTCGCCATCTCCTCCCCGCCCGCCCTGACAGCGTCCAGCCGCGCCGTCTCTATGGCGCGGTTCCTGGGATCGGTCACGTCGAGCCGGATGGCCTTGTTAAATGCCTCGTCCCCCTCGAGTATCCCCCGGTTCAGGAGTTCCCTGCGGCGACGCTCATCGATGGTCTGGTATGCCGGGTCCGCCACGCCCCACAACCTGTCGAATGTCGCCTTCTCGACAGCGGACCTTCCGCCCTCCAGGTCGCCAAGGATGTTCCCTGCCGCAGTCGCGCCCGTACCCGCAGCCGTCACCCTGGCATCGAAAAGCCTCTGGATCGCGGGGTCGAGCGTGATCTTCGAGGTGCTTCTACCCGGCCCCGAGAAGGCGAGGCTGCCGCCCGGTATCGTCTGATCGATCCTGTTCGCCGCCCCTTGCAGGAGGACGTTCTTCGTTGCGAAATCGTTTATGCCCGCGAGGTTGAACGGGTCTTGTGGATTCACGGCCATTACATCACACCTCCAGGCACCCAAAGATAGTCAGTCCTAAACCATTTCACTGTCTGGTCGCTCGTCGCTCCCCGCACCCTCGCGCTCACGGTGATGCCCGATCCTGCCGCGCCCCTCATCTGCATCTGGGGCGAGGTTTCCGGTGCCCATGAGGACGTGTCCCATGTGGCGGTATCCCAGGCGGACCCAACCGTCCCGGCGGTGACCTGCTGTGCCACCGTGGACTGCTCGAAATCGAAGGCGATATCGACGCCGAGAGAGAGGCTGCCCTGGGAGGTCATAGCGAACCTCACGCCGACGAGCTTCTTCACGTTCGGCTGCCCAAGATTGTCCCACGCCGTTTCGGCGTCCCACGCGATTGCCGATCCATCATCATTGTCGCCCGAGAACGCTTTATATACCTGCCCGCCCCCGCCGCCGAAATACACATCACCGTTATAGGTTCCGAGGCTGCGGGCATTCCATGAGTCAAACTTCGTCCACGCCTGGGTGGCGAGGTTCAGAACGTGCTGATGAAACGTAGTCGTGTTCACTGGCACGTTAAATATGGCGAACCGCCTACTCCGCACCGCGCACCATCCAGCGTTCGCGCCGTACAGGACCTGTGCGCTGTCGGCGGCCCCCACCATCTTGGACTCCTGGGCGGGCGTGGTTCCGGCCTTGAGAGTATTGGCCGTAATGCGCTTATAGTCGCCCCCCAGAAGGCCCATGAGGTCGCCGCCGTGGTTGATGAATGTGTCGCGGCCCGTGGGTGCGCCCATGTCATAGACGCCCTTGAGCGCCCAGGCGTCGGCACTAGAAGGATCTGTCCCGGCATAGACGATCACCTGCCCGGTGGACATTATGACGACGAAGAAGTCGTCCTCGCCCGCGCCGCCGTCGAATGTCCAGGTCTCGATGGCGGTGATCTTCCCGCCCCTCGATGCCACGGCCCCGAGCTTGGAAAGTGAGAACTTCGTCATCGTGCCGCCAAGTGCCAGCGCCGCCGAATACCAGAAGTCCTGCGAGTCATCTTCCCAGACGATGGAGACGCCCTTGAACGCCATGATGCCGATGATGTTGGCGACAGTGAGACCCGATCCCGAGATGGAGAGCGCACCCCAGGTGGTCCCATCGTATTCCTGCGGCGCGTTCGCGCCGTCCACGAAGGCGATGGACCCGTTCATGTTCACCCAATCCCACCGCCCATTACTCGCCAGGCCGGACTTCAGCACCGAGGCCGCGCCCGCGCTCGTGGCGTCGTATGCCGCCGTGTCGTCGAAGGCGATCATCTTCTGGGTGGCGCCGTTGTTGAATTCTGCAATCGTCAGCACGTCGCCAGATCCGACGCCGGTGGCGTGTTCCGTGTAGCCCTGCCTGACCGTCAGGCCCCCGTAGTCGGGTATCCAGTTCAGGAGCGTCCGGGCGTCCTCCAGGGCCATATTATCGAAGGTGTCGCGGGTGTTGAGTCCACCTATGGGCGCTTCGCGCTGGCGAAGGTTGGCCGATTGGCCCGATCCCCGTGGATATATCCTCGATGCCTTCGACTGCGCTATCCTGATCGCGTTTGCAACGCTCATTATCCGAATCCCTGTGCGGGCGTTTCTGCTCCAAGCACGACCGCATCGACATTATTCCCCGCCGCACTGAGTATCTTCGTCCCGCCGTCCCTGCCCACCACCCGACTGAACCTGTCGGCTGCCCGCTTCTGGGCTCCAGCGAACGGGAACCCCAGATTTTCGAGGTATGTGGCCGTCGCCCATAGTTTCACGAGTTCCTCGTCGATCAGGGAGATGTCAGAATCGGATGCGGTGTCGCCCGACTTCCCGAAGTACTGAGTCCTGGACGAATCACCGTTGAGCCGCACCCATCCGGTAGAGATGTATTCAAAGACAATCGTGTCGCTGCTGGACGATGGGGCTGTCTCGAACGTGAACTCGTTGTTGTGGGAAGCATTAACCTTGATCCGGTACGAGGGTGTCGTGGAGGCAACCCCTCCCCCGCTCTTGATGTCCTGCCATTCGGCAGCCGTGAGCGGCCCGCCAAAGGCAAGCGTGTTCGTCCGGTCATAGGTCGTGGCGAGCCGGAATCTGCTGAAGTCAGAAGGCAGATCGTAGGTCGAATCCGACGCCGTGGTGGAGAAGGTATGCTCCCGCGTCATGCGGATGAAATCCGCCATATCGTTCAGTTCCTTGCCCGCCCGGTTGATGTGGGCAAGAATCCTGACGACCGTCTCGTCGGTGGTGTTCCCGATCACGGTGGCAGGCTTAGGCCATCCGTTCTCGGTAGTTATTTCCTCGACCATCGTGAGCAGACTCACGCGGCGATTCCTTCTCCCCTTCCCAGCTTATTCAGTTGGCGGCGGTCCAACCTTCAACGCCTCCAAATCCTTCTTTTGTGCCTTTTTCATGGCCCTGATCGCCATCTTAACAACGCCAACGCCGTCGAGGTCTCCGATGGGCCACCCCTTATCCGCGAGGGCCTGTTGTAAGGGTGCGAGCGTTTGTCCGAGGACATCCCCGCCCCGGCTACTCATCTCGGCTTCCTCGAGTTCGGTCACCCGCTCCTTGAGCCGGTCACGCTCGCCCGTCAGGCTTTCGGTGTCCTGCTTCAAGACGGCGAGCTCCTCTTCGAGTGTCTTTGTCCGCTCCTCGAAGGTGTCCGCCCGCTCGGCGGTGTTCGACCACTTGAGAACATTGTGCTGCAATTCCGTCGAGTCGGGTCCGAGTTGATGGAGCGCGGTATCGGGAAGCGAGAGGAACGCCTCGACGGTGTTGATGTTCTTCGCCTTGAGCCGGGGCCGCCACGACACCGGAATGACGGCGCAGGCTTCTACTGGCGTTCCATCCTGGGCAATAGTCTCCTTGTTCTCGAAGGATACCCATTGTTCGGGCCATCGCAGCTTATGCTCCATCGTCACCTTGGTGTCGGGCCGCTCCAGGTTAATGCCCGGTATGAGTATCTCGACAAACGGCACCTCCCGGTATTTCTCAATCCCGCCCGCCTCCTCTGTCGCCTTCGGGTCCAGGATGGGCCGCATATAAAAACGCGGGAACGCCGTGTCATCCTGGTTCTTGCCCTGGGCGCGATCAACTGCTTCCTCGAACGTGTCGAGTTCCATTATCTTCTCCCCTTTCCTCCAGTTAGATGGCAGGGGCCGAGACTGGCCGTGGAAAGGGCGTTCGGACCACCCCGGCCCCTGCGTCACAGCGCCCCCCCAGGAGGCGCCGATCTCTTGCCGGGGGAACGCATCCCCCTTTCCACATCGATAGCCTAACGTGATGCCTGCCGGTAGCGACCCTTATCACCGACCAATGTTTTCTGGCTAACCTTTCCCACCACTCCGCGCCCCTGACCGTCAGATGCAAAACCTCCCCGATAGTGCGTCCGAAGGTATCCGGCACGGTGGCAATCTGAAAAAACGCCCCTCGTAGGGTTTTTTCATAAATCAACCCCATGACTTCACTTACCCGTCCGGGGGGGATGTGTTCCATCACGTCGCAGCAGAAGGCATAATCGGTGGCGGGCAAGGCCGTCATGTCGTCCTTGTCCCACAAGCAGGCCCGGAACACGTCCCGCTTGCCTCGATGGGAATTGGTGGCGATATCACACCCATAGACCTTCACGCCCGCCTCGGCGAAGATATCCATCGCCTTGCCTTCGCCGCACCCGTAATCCATAAGCGAACCCTTGATCTCCATCGCAGACAAAACAGAGGGGGCCAATTCTGCCCCAGGGGAATAGTCCCGGTACATATCATTCCCCCAGATTTCTTCGTTCTTGGCACTGGCTATCTGCTTTTCGGTCATGCTTAAAGCCTTGTCCTTCTTGGCCTGAACTCTGGCGCCCTCCTTGAGTATGGCCGATATGAGGCCGTCACCATGCACCCTCATGGTGACATGGGGATGGATAACCTTTATCACCCGCTGGAAGTCCTGGGCCTGGAGAAGCATCCACGGCTTGCATACGAACGACTCGCCGCCCACATAAATAGGGTCGGGCCACACTTCCTTGCTGTCGTTCCAGGGCTGGTCATACGCATGGTGCTTGCCGTCCATCACGCACGAATCGAGACCGAAGAACTCGAAATCCCGGAACCCCATGTTGAATCCTGACACCAATGCTTGAATTGCCACGCTCGATCCCGAAGCGGCCTGTTTCCCGTCGTTGGCGGTCAAGAGCTTCCCGCCCTTCACCATCCTGCCGTGAGCGGCGATCTCGTCCACGTTAGCGTTCACGTCCCACACCCGTACGTCGTATTCGCCATCCGCGAACCGTTCAAACACGGAAGGATGGCACCGGGAGGCTATCAAGTGGATGGTGTCGGGGTGCAATTCGGTCAGAAATTTATGGTTGTTCTCGTCCGTGTCCATGATCATCATGGCCCAGGGAATAATCTTTCTCTTGAGCAGGTATTGATAAGACCCGTTGCAGGCTAGAATTTTTGCGCCCTGCTGGTAGAGGAACATCAGATCAACAATCGAATGTCCAAGGGAAGGGCCTCCCGCAACGACAACAAGGGTGCCCTCGCCCTCGGGCATACTGGCCGAGTACCCCAACGAATGGGCAAACTCCCGGTTTCTCTCAAGCTCCACCGGGTCGCCGATATATTTAGACTTAATTTCCACGGGGTGCATCATATGCCCTCTCGTCGGGGGGCGGAGTTTCCCCCGCCCCCCTGAGAATTACACCGCCTCGACGTGCATACCGTTCATGGAAATCAACTCCACGGCGGTCACGCCCCCTCCCGATGCAGCCGTTACCGCAACCACACCATCGATCCGGGTGGACCCACTGGACTGATCGTCCAGTTTGCCAGCCGTCCCGGAGGTGTAGAGCGAGATGTCAGCCGCGCAAGATGCGAGGGTATTGCCACTGAAGTTGGTGCCGGATTTACGGACCCAACCAAACTCATTGTCAGCCAGCGCGACATCGGCGGCTACGCCGATACCGTGACCAACAAGAGCCAAGGCAGCCGTGATTGCCGCTACCTCGAAGTTCTCGTCAATGGCGACAAAATCGTTCACCGCGACGGCTCCGCCCGCGTGAACATAAATAGCCTCGCCGCCATCGTCGAGCGTGACAACGGTTCCGAGCTTGAACTCGTTGCCCTCGTCACTGCTCGTCCCACTCCCTGCTATGGCTTCGTCCAGCTTCACGCCGGGGAAACCCATTACTTCGACCATTGCGATTCTCCTTTCCCCGTTAGGCGATCATCACGCCCTGGCGTTTAGCGTTTGAGGTTGTCAGATTGCCCGCGAACACGAGAGGGATGATTATCGCATCCTGATTCCCGCTATCCCGCTTCGTGAGGGGCACCATGTTGCGCTTGGTGTGAGGCCGCCACGAGATATAGTCCGTGTTCAGGAAGTACATCCGGGTGGCGCTCAGATCGCCGTCGCCGTCATAGATGACCGGCGCATTGTTGAACATGAGCGACTGATACCCGGCGTTGGCCTTCTGGTCGCCCGTGATGCGCTGGATGTCAGTAAGGCTGCCCCAGAAATACTGGTAATATGTTGTCCCGCCGATGATGATCTTCGGCAGATCGTTACCACGCTGGCACCGCAGCCACATGACTTGCATAGAATTCTGCATCGTTGTTTTCGATGCCGAGACCGACTCCACCGAGAAGTCGTAGAGAGAATTCTGCCAAAACGAGAAGTTGGCGCGATTGATCCCGCCGTAGGTTCCCGACGTTGGGGCATCGGCCACCGCAGCCTGGAGCCCTGTTACCTGCTTCCCGCTGGTTCCCGTCCCGTCGGAATAGATACCGTTCGACAGGTTGTTCGCCATTGTTTTCTCGGCATTCCTGATGCGGCTGTCGAGAAGATCGAGAGTTGCCTCGATTCCCGTGTTCTGCACCTCGGTCTCAAGGCCCGAAGCCGTGACGACGACCGCCGCCTGCTTCCAGTTGTACTCAGCCGCCGACAGCACGACCGCCTTGGTGACATCGAGGACTTCATAGCCGCTGTAGTACTTGAACGTCGAATTTTCTGCATATTCGAGTTCTTCGACGATGGTCCGACCACCGTCAGCGTTGCGAACCCTTCCCGAACTGTTCAGGCGCTGAAGAAGTGCGTTGCCATTAGTGACGTTGTCCGCCGTTTTCTTCGAGCGTTTCCGAATTGTCGAGGTTACGAGTTCGCTCAGGTTTGGATCTGCCAAAGCCTAAGCCCATTCTCCCTTTCCAGTTTAGTCCTTGATGAGGGCCGCATATTCCTGCGCCAGATGATCACGAATGTTGTCTGGCACCTCGTCCTTGGGTGCGGGTGAACGTGATGTTCCCCTCGCGCCCCTGGACGCATTTCTGGCCCTCTCTACCTTTTTGCGTTTTTCTTCCTTGGCGTCCGGGTTGGGCGTTTTTCCGCCGTTCACCGTCACCTGCTCCCGCACCGCTGGCACAAGGTGGACTGCCTCGTCGTACACGCTCTGGAGGGAGTAGGGCTTCCCCGTCGCCCGATAGCCGGTGGCAAGAACGATCATCTGCTCCTGCACCTGGGCGAAGTGGGGATGGATAAGGTCTCCGCTGCTGTCCGTAGCCTCCGCGAACTCTGCGATCCGGGCATTACTGGCAGCGGCGGCATCGGCAGACTGTTTCGATTCAAGCCGGTTAAGCCGCTCGTCTCGTTCCCTGTCTGCCGCACTGTCGCGGCGTCCTTCCTCGCGTTCGTCCTCGTCGTCAAACAGATAGTCGTCGTCCTCATCCCGCTCCGAGGGAGACAGGTTGACCCCGTTCTCCCTCGCCAGCCTTCTGATCTCGGCCTCCGGGTCTCTCACGAGGCCAGCGTGAATATCGGCAAGTTTCGCCACCGCCGCCTCGACGGATGTACCCGCCGCCGCTACCGTCTGCTGGAATGGCTCGAAGGCCCTGCGAGTGGCGGCCACTTCCTGCGACCGCCGCGTGTAGTCGGCCTCCATGTCCCTGTGGCGCTCCAGCAAGAACGCCTGCCCCTCCGTGGGCAATCCATCAAACGTCGCCTTATGCTCGGCGCTCCAATGGGCTGGGGCTTCGAGCCGCTCGTCGGTGGACCCGTCGCCGGGTTCCTCGTCAGCTTCGCCCTCCTGCTGCCCATCATCGTCGGACTCTCCAGGAGCGTCATCCGGTTCAGCGTCTTTTTCCCCATCCTCCCCGTCGGGTTCAGGGGCGGCGGTGGCCGTCGCCTGTCCGCCTTCGTCGCTGTCCTCGGCTGCCATCTCCTCATACGTGGTCCGAAGGTCGTTTCTTATTGAATCTTCGGTCTCGGCTGCTCCCTCTGCTTCCTGGATGCCATCAACCATCTATAATGCCTCCATCTCTGCGGGGCTGGCATCCTGGTACGAAAAACTGATGTCAAACTTCCCGCGTTCGTGTTCGGTGAGCCCATCATCCTCGGGCTGGTTGTTCATTTCCTTCACCGCCTGGGCGGCTTCCTCATCGCTTCCGCCGTCCGCGACGATCTGGTCATACTCTTTCTGCCAGGGCTCCCGGTGACTGCCCACTTCCTCGGCACCGTTCCGCGCCAGGAATTCCCGGTGGGCGTGGCGCGTGGTTATTTCCTCGCCGTCCACGATGTTGCGATACGCCACAAACGGCTTGATAAATTGCTGCCCCCGATAGCGGGCATTGGAGTTGTCCGGCCCACGGTCAGGAGGGTGCGGGTATAACTTGCCGTCCGGGTGCTGCCAGAAGCGCCTGCGGGACATCACGCCGCTTGCCTCCCGGTGGCCGCCGCCGCCTTGATCTGGATTTCAAGCGTTTTCAGGCGGGAATTCGTCTCGACCTTGAACTGCTCCAGATCGAGCGCCCTGGCCTTCAGTTCGAGTTCCTGCTCCTTCAATTCAAGCTCTTTTTGGCGATATGTTGCATCGATCTGCTGTGCATCACCCGCAAGTGCCAGTTTCTGGGCCTCAGAGGCCGCCTGCGGGGCGTTCTCGCCCGCCTGGCCCTGTGGTCCCCCCTGCCCTTCTGCGCCCGGCACAGGGCTTCCCTGGGCCTCACTTTGCTCGGGCGGCTGTCCGATCTGATCGAGGGTCTCCTCGACATCCCGGCTAACCTTGAACCTCCGGGCCGCGAAGGCGACGAGCTTGCCGATGGCCTCGCCGGTGAGCGCCCCCGTCTGGGCCAGCGGGAATGCCTGCGCGAAGAACGCTCCCAATGCGGCGAGGAACTCGGTCACGTCCTGCTTGGTCTGGGAGTCATCCGCCGCCACCGTCGAGTCGGTCTCGACATCCACCCGGAAGCCGCGCTCCCCGTCATCCCGGATGATACCCAGGACGCCGGGCATATCCTCCTCGCCCACCACGTCGGTCCCGGCCATCCTGATGAGCGTCTCGGGCGAGAATTCCTCGCCGATCACCTCGGCGAACAGCCGGAACAGATCCCGGATGAACCGCTGCACTTCCTCCTGGCGGGGCTTGAGGCGAAGGGTGCCGAACTGCGCCTTCAGGTGCTGTGCGCCCAGCGTCTCCCTCGGATCGGTGGACCCGCGCTGAATATCCGATATCCCGGTGATGTCGTAGATGGCCTGGATGAGCTCTGCCCGGCGGACGAACATCACCTGGAGGGCATTAGCGAACTGCTCGATGGGGAGCCAGAGTATCGTCCCGTCGAGACCGCCCTGCTCCAGCAGGTTCTGGAAGTTCTCGACCGGGAGCATCCGGGTGTTGGAAATCTTGAACAGACCGTCAAGCTGGTCCTTGAACCTCGCGTCGTAGACGCCCCGGACCTGGATAGCGTCGATCAGGGTGTCGATGCGGGCTGTGATCTTGTCGAGTTCGTCGGCCTGATCCTGATATAGAGTGAATTCGGGGATCGGCACCTGGGTGCGGTTGCTCTTGACCGCCACCATCGGCCTCGGGCAAGGGAAGAATTCCTTGAGACTGAGGGGCGCCGGACCCTTGTGAATGGGCTTATCCTGGAGGCCGGGGCTGACGACGATCATCTCGCCCGAGTCCCTGTCCCATATCTCCCAGACCAGCGCCCGCTGCACGACGCCATCGACCTCCGTCAGGGCAGCCGTGTCGAGTGACATCTTCTCGGCATCGCCCTCCCAATCCCCGACGAGCAGTACCTCGCCGCCGATGGAACCGAACTGCTCCTCAAGCTCGTCCCGCGTCATGTAGGTGCGGAAGGCCACCCACCGGACATCCTCCCACCGCTTGGCGGGGCTCTGCCGGTAGTCGTCCCAGGGGACATACTCCGCGATCACTTCCTCGTGGACCACCTCCTCCTCGCCTGGGCGCATCCTGAAGTAGCCGTCATCGTCCTCCTGGACCATGTCGTCCACATCCTCGAAATCCTCGCCGGCGGGGGTGGTGAAGCGCCTGGGGGCGTCAGAGTCGAGCACCGCATCCAGGCTAACCTCGCTCTCGCGCCCGAGTGTGAAGGTCTGTCCGGGATCGAGTGCCTCCCTGGTTTCCTCGCCCCGGCCCATCTGGGTGATGTAGCGCACCCGCGCCTGTCCCCTGCCGGGAAGGAGGTAGTCGTCGACCGAATCGTCGATCACCTTCTTGAAATCGTGGTTCTCCTTCGCAAATTCGATGCCGCGCTCCAGCACGATGGCGGCGTTCTTGGCTTCCTCGTCCTTGTCCCGGAATCTGCGGCGCACGTCCGCCTTGGGTTCGCCCGAGAATATTGCGGAGTGGAGTACCTGGGTGTTTGACCAGAGGATGTTGAACTTCGAGCCAGTGGTGCGCTCGTCGTCGCGGTAGCGATCCTCGACCTTCACGCCAGCGAGGCGAAAGTCCTTCTCCTCGTCGTCCGCTGACTTCAGTTCGAGGAACCAGCGCCGCACGACGCCGGAGTCGCCCTCTTTCTCGATGTCCGATACTCTTTCAGCTTCGCCCGCCAATTTCGGCGTCCTTGCCCCTTTCCAAAGAGCAAATCAAGCAGCAAGCCGCTCAAGCCTTGTTGCCCGCAGTTCCAGATATTCCTTGGCTTCGCGTGATGTGGGGAATTTCAGTGCGACGAGTCGCTTGGGTTTTTCCATCGCCGAACTTATCCATTCGCCCGATTCACCCGACACGGCGTTCCAATCAAACAACTCGCCCAGATACCGCTCCCCGAATGCGCCCAGCCTGTCGAACGGACTGAGGCTGGTGATTTTTAGACTGTATTCACCGAAATAGGACACCTTTATCGCTTTGCCGGATTCGCTTTCCATGTGCCAGACGAACTCCATGCTCACAGCCTCCCTTTGCTCGGGCGGTGGGATCATCTCACATCCGGCACCAAAAATGCAATATGTTGCTGTATTGCCCCTACGCGCTTAGTCCTTATGCCTTTTGACCCACCGCTTCATGGCCCACAGATCGCAGTCGTGCCCTGCCGCCCACACCGCCAGGCATCCAATCGCAAGCCACACCCAGAACATCTCGCTCATATCCGCACCCTCCCTTCCTCGGTCCCTGCCATATCCTGCTCGTGGAATAGCTGATCGAGCGTCTGCTCGACGGGCTTGCGCTCCTCGGGCACCCTCCCGCCCATCAACTGCGGCAGCACCCTGCCGATCAGACTGAGCGCATCCACCTGATCGTCGTTCACCCCCGCCGGGAACGTCATCATCTCCGAGACCAGCCCCGGCACCCACGGCTGGCTGGTGGGGAGGTAGAGCTTCCCCTGCTGCACCCGGCCACGGATGGACTGCGCCCTGGTGGACTTGTCGCTGGACGAGGCGAACTGGAAGCGGGCGGTGTATATCTTCCGCTCCTCCATGCGCTTCGTGAGGAAGGGGCCGACGCCTTTGATGATCTGGCCCGCCTCCTCGGCCCACCCGATGGGTTTCCACTTCTCGCACAGGTCGCAGAACGACTCCACCCATTCGAGGCTCGATGTCTGCCCACGCCAGAGGTCAAGGATGTACAGGTCATCCTCTGAATCGACGCCCAGGATCATGTGGACGGTGAAGTCGCCATCGTCCTCGGTCACCGCATAGTCCGAGGTGCCGTATATCTGGAGGTGGCGGGGCCGCTGCTGGTAGTGCTGGAGCCATCGCCGCTGGAAGAATAGCCCGGTCTCGGGGGAGGGCCGCTGCTGGTAGAGGGCGGACCATGAACGCTCCCCGCCGGGACGGTTCTTGATGCGCTCCAGTTCCTCGGGATCGAACCAGCCGGGCCAGAGGTATTCGCCCCGCTCCCTGCCCAGAAGGTCGCTCGCCGGGTCCGTGTAGTCGTTCTGGGCAGGGATGCACACCACATCCCACACTGTCCCGTCCCTGGCCGTGATCTTCCCGCTTTCCCCGGCATAGCTCTCGGGCAGGATGCGCCCGGCAAGATCGTCCTCGTGCCAGCGCGTCATAATGAAAACTTGCCAGCAGTCGGGCTTCATCCGGGTGCATAAGTCATCGACATACCAGTTCCACGCCTTGTCCCTCATGCGGAGGCTGTCCGCCTCCTCCCTGCCCTTCACCGGATCGTCCACGATGATGCCGTCCGCCCGGTGGCCGGTGATGCCGCCCGATACCCCGACGCCCCGGTAGTCGCCGCCCGTCGCCGTTTCTCTTCCCTCGGGCTTCTTGAGCGCCCACTTGAGCATCCCCTTCTCGGTCTCGGACAGGCCCGCCCCGAACACCTCGCGGAAGGCCCGGCTGTCCACCGTGTTCCGCGCCCGCTTGCCGAAGGTCTCGGCCAGATCCCCTGTGTGGGAACCTCCGATGATGGACTTGTCGCGGTTGCGCCCCAGATACCACGCCGGGAACACCACCGAGGCATAGGTGGACTTGGCCGCACCTGGCGGGAGGAAAAGCATCAGGCGCTTTATCTCGCCGCGCTCAACGGCCTCGAGTTTTTCGATGATCAGCTTGTGGTGTTCGGCAGGGCCTGACTCGTACAGGATGCGCTCGTCGTCACCGCACGAGAAGGTGCAGAACTCCGCCAGCGACTCCCGGGCGTTCATGGCCCTGGCCTCGTCCAGTATTTGGGTGTAGTCGGCGGTCTCGGCGGTGGCACTCAATTCCTCATCGCCTCCATCGTCTTTGCCTGCCGGTTGAACTCCAGGGCGCGGTTTATCGCTATCGAGGCCATCGCTCTCTGGAAGCCAGGTTCGAGCGAGTCAACGTCGAACGGCTGCCCGTTCATGTCGTACAGGGGCAGGGCCCCCCTTACCCGGGTGGGCAGGCGGGTGGGCAGGTTGTTCGGCAGGGGGTCGATGCGGATATCGCCCACGCCGGTCCCGTCGCCGGTTATCGTTGCGCCGCCTAGCATTTGTCCCCCTTCCCGTTCCTCGTCGCCTTCTGCTCGATCACCTTGAACTCGGCCTCGATGGCGTCTGCCGGGAGCCCCTTGTCGTGGAGTTCCTTCATCCTGTCGCCAAGCCTCACGAATTCCTGCCGCTCCTCCAAGGTGAGCAGGGCAAGGTCTATCTGCCCGCCCGTGGACTCGGGTATCTCGTCTGCGGGTACGGTCTCACGGTCCCTGCGTCCCCATTTGTGGGGCATCCGGCGTTCCATCTTCCAGGCGATGGCCTGCCAGTTCTCCACCCCTGCCGCGTCGATGCGTAGCAGATCCCGCGTTTCCCCTTCTGCCACGGCCCTTTTGACGGCGTTCAGAAAACCTACATAAACCGGGTCGCCATGCTTGGCCTGCTTGCACCATGAATAGAACGTGACCTTGGAAATGCCGCCCATCTCGACGGCTGTCTCGACATAAGACCCGGCCCGGAGCAGCTTGCAGATGGTGTCCTCGATCTCCTGCGTCCAGATGGTTGAACCGAGCGGCCTGCCGCCTTTATTCTTGGACGGCTTCTTGGCGGGCATCGAATAGCGCCTCCGGTTGTCCTTCGAGGTGAGCCTGCTTGCCCGTGAACTCCTGCCAGCGGCGCACGATCACATCACAGTAGCGCGGGTCTATCTCCATCATGCGGCAGACGCGGGAGAGGCGTTCGCAGGCGATGAGCGTGGTGCCTGATCCGCCGAACGGATCGAGGATCGAGTCACCCACCTTGGATGAATTATTGAGGGCGCGTTCGACGAGCTCCACGGGCTTCATGGTGGGGTGGAGGTCTGATTTGTGTGGCTTGTTGATCTCCCATAATGACGTCTCACTGGGCGAACCATAAAACTCATGGCCTGCGCCACCCTTCCATCCATAGATGATCGGTTCGTGCTTATAGTTATAGTCGGCCCTTCCGAGGACATGATTATTTTTTGCCCAGATGAGCATATGGCGAAGATCAAGACCGGAAGCGCGTAAACTTTGCAGGAGGAGGAGGAGGAGGTCTCCCCCCTGTGGGCCGGTCACATAATAGGACGCACCGTCGGCCATCGACGCGTATGTGGTCGTGAAAGCCGCCTCCCAGAAGTCAGCCATTTCCTCGGGGGATTCGTGGTCCTTTTCGATGGGCGTCTGAATGCGGTTGCCACGGCCAATCGCATTAAGGAACTCGTTTTTTGCGGCGTAGCTCACGCCGTAAGGGGGATCGGCAAAGATCATCGCGGCCTTCTCCCGAGCCATCAGCCGATCCGCATCATCGTCGCTCGTCGCATCCCCGCACATCACCCGATGCGGCCCAAGAATCCAGATGTCGCCCTTCTCGCTAACGGGATCGGGTAGTGGTTCGGGCGTGGCGTCGGGGTCGGTGTTCCCGGCCAGCGGTTCCCCGATCAGCTTCGATATTTCCTCATCCGAGAAGCCGGTGAAGTCTATGCCGTAGTCGGCCTCCATGAGATCGCCGAGTTCTATTTTCAGCAGTTCCTCGTCCCACCCGGCATTGAGGGCCAGCTTATTCTCCGCGATGCGGAAGGCTTGCACCTGCGCGGGCGTGAGGTGCGACCCATCCACCGTCGGCACCTTGTCGAGGCCGAGTTTCTGGGCGGCAAGTATGCGGCCATGCCCCGCTATCAGGACGTTCTCTGCGTCCACCACGGCGGGAACGAGCCAGCCGAACTCCTTGATAGATGCCGCTATCTGACCCACCTGCTCGTCTGAATGGGTGCGCGGGTTGCGGGCGTATGGGATCAGCTTGCCAGTGGGGACCATCGTGATCTTGGGGTTGGTCATGGCTGCACCTCGGGGGTCAGGGATGTGGGGCGGCCTACGGGGCGGGTCATCTTAGTTGAACCCGAAGGGGTTGGACTCATGCGTCTGGATGAATAAATTTCCCGTACCCCCAAGGGCTACATCTCCGCCCCGGAAGTCGCATTTCACCTGAACGTCGAGCGTTAAATTGACGCGGATATCCGTTCCCAAAATCTGGATATCCCTGTCCGTGATGAATTCGTGTGAGACCATGAAAGGAAATCTCCCGGTTTTTATCATTCCAGTGACGATCTTGACCGCCCTGTCGCCTTTCTCTGATGTGCTTTGAGACTCGTCTATTCCGGCTTTTTCCCACCACGCGGCAGGGAGAGAAATTTCGCCCACACCAGGGATCGCGGATACTGGAATGGGGTGCCCGAGCGCCGTTAAAATCTTCCCCTTGCCGCCACATATCAGGCAGTCTGGCTTGTCGCCCCAACACTTCGCGCAGGCTGAATACACCTCCGCTCTTTTGAGTCCACTTTCCCTTATCGCCCTGACTCCGCTTTTTGTCTCGAATACATAAACGCGCTTTACTACCGGGCAAACGTGCGCCCGGAAGTCGGTTGTCTCATCCTCAATCCCGTACTCGACGAGGCCCGTATTATTTTCCGGCTTCATTTCCCCACGCAGTCCAGTGTTCCGGGAGATCGCCGCGCACGAAAAGCTCCAGCCGGTCGCTCCCGGTTTTGGGTGGAACATAGAGTAGATCGATCATTTCCCTGAATTGATCGGGCTTGCCGGAATGCTCGCCCCGATCTATCTCGACCACGCTGGGGATGAGTTCCTTGGTGTCGGGCGTACAGCTTCCCCGTGTGGCGATGAGTAAAAATTCATGACGCATGGAGTTGTAGTGCGCGAAGTTGTGCCGGAGCTTATGCCAGACGAACGAGGATTTATATTTGAAGCCCCAGGCATTAATGATGCTGAATGATTCCTCAAGAAGCGGGGATGTTGTCCACAAGAAAAGCACAGAGTTATCGGCTGCGCGTTCCATTACTTCCATTTCGCATATTTCTTTCGTGGGCATGGTGGGATAGTGCCGCTTGGCCCTGCCGTAGTGATCGCTGTCAGCACCAATGACGCCCGAGTTTCCGTATGACCAGGGCGGATCGGCATAGATGACGCGGAAGATGCCGACAGGAAGCGGGGAGGTTTCAAGGCCGGCGGCCTTTTCGTCGCGCCTGAGGCTGTTGGCTAGTCTTAAAACACCGTTGATTGTGATCTCACCGCCTTCCTGTGCCTCAAGGGCGGCCATGTGATCGTGTATCTTTTCCTCGGGGACGGCGGCTATCTTTTGGAAGCGGTGAGACTGAGAGTACGAAATGTCAGGGGGTAAAAACCTTCCATTATGCGAGGTTTTTGATGGCCTTCCCTGACTCACCGTCTCCCGGAGCATTTCGCCCACGAGGCGAGCGGCTATGACCACCACCTTCGCGCATTGGTTCCTGTCTTTGAGTGTGTTGGAATAAACCCGCATGGCCGCCGCCTGATCGTGAATTTCTTTTGCGGCCTCAACGGTTGTCACCTCGGCCAGCGCCTGATGAATTCGGTCCAGCTTTGCAAGTTCACTCATCAACTAAACACCCCTTCCTTCCGAAAGCGGAGCCAGTGGGCCATCATCCCGCGTCCGTAAGCGTTCACCGTGATCTGCGGGTTCAGC